CCACCGAAAACACGGCGAACGATTGGGAATGCTACAGCAGCAAAACCTTCTACGTCACCACCTGCCATTGTAGAAGCTTCGCGAAGAAGCTCCTTGGCTTGGTTTTCAAGAAGAGATGCCATGCTAGAGCGCGAGCGATCAGAGTCAAGTCCTTCTAACAGACCTGTCTTTTCCCACTTGCTCAACAAGGCAGCACCCTCTTTCTGGAGATCTCTATTGACAATGCCTTCAGTTAATTTATCAAGTACAGACATTTTAATTTTCTCCTTTTTAATTATTGTCTTTAATCCCTGCTAAAGTCTTCCATCTGGAAGAAACAGGGTTTGAAATATTTGTCTTGTCATTACGACGCGACAGGGTTGCTGAAGAAGAACGTGTGACTGCCTCGCGTAGTGATTTTGGACCTGGCTTGCTGCCTGTTCCCACTGTGCTTTGAAGTGTGTCATAAATAATTTTTGCCTCTTCAACGGTCGACGTTTTGGATAGAGCTTCGACAATCTTTGTTTTTTGTCGCTCATTCAGGGAGGGGCTGCCCAAAACACGATTTGTATAGAGAAGTTTAGCATTTGAAAGATTTACTTCGTCAAGATGCTCTTTCAATTGTGTGACTATCTCTTCGAACTTAGAATTTTGACCTTCAAGTTCCTCAACTTTTGCGTTGAGGGCCTTAATAGTCTCTTCAAGTTCAGTTTTTTCTTCGTCTTCATCCAATTCTTCTTCTGCGGTGAGTTCTTCAGCTTTGGCAGCATCAGCGAGTTCTTGCTCCGCTGCATTATTTGTGCCTCCACCTGGAACTCCAGAAGGAACTGGGCGTAAATCGACTACCAGATCTTCTAATAGATCTGCGATTTCATCTAAATTCTCTTCTGTGATGTCAAGCTCTTCTTCAAGTTCTTCGTCTTCTTTGACGGTCTCTTGTTCCTCTTCCATCACATCATCAGCCGCATCTAAGTGATCCTCTTGATCCTCTGCAATTGCTGCATCGGCCTGGGCTTTCAACTCATCAAATGAGACTGTATACGTATCGTCTGGACATGGGCAGTCCTCATCGAGATCTTCGATGTCTGCTCTCGTCATATCTTCCATAAATTCTTTATCGCCTTCGGAAGTTTCGGCTTCTTCTGTGGCCAACTCTTCTTCTGGTTGTTCTTCCAAAAGATTATCGACCGCTTCTTTTACTTCTAGAGAGTATTTCTCTAGAATGATAGATTCTGCGTTCTTAAGTGCGGCATCCTTAAGTGCTTCCGCATCAATAATTGCTTGTTCTAACATTTTTGACATAATTTGACTCCTAATCAAGAATAAATAGTGTTGTTTTTAGTAAAATGACATTTTTTGAATATTCTACTTGTCTTCTAGCTCTTTTACTCTCTCAGTAAGTTCCTGTACTGCTTTAATAAGGGGCGTCACAAGGACGGCATATTTAATTCTTTGTCGGCCGTCGCTTTGGGCCTCGTCCCACGCGCTACAGGAAACACCATGCTCTTCCATTGCTGATTTTAATTCTTGAGCAATTAGACCATCGTGAAACGATGTTTCGTCAAAATCATCAGGCCTTTCTTCTGGATTTTCTCTTTTGAAACGAGGCTCAAGAATCTCGCTAGGATAATCAGCGGGATTGACTCGTTGAAATTTAACAGGACGCAGGCTATTAATAAATGCTAGGCCTAGATCTGTATCCACTACATTTTTCTTAATGCGAGCATCAGAATAAGTACCAAAAGACACTGCGCCTGCGATAGTGGTAATTGAGCCGTTCCCGAGAGCCACCTCATTATTCGCAGTTCCGGTTGTGTTGCCACCTATAACAATCTGATTCTGGGCGCCATCGGTTGAAGGGTCCGCAGCGTTACCTATGCATACGTTGCCCGACCCGGATGTGATAAGATCTCCCGCTGTGGAACCAACAAAAACATTGCCTTGCGCGGCTCCCTGCAAAAGCAATCCGGCGTCGTTACCAACAGCTGTATTGTTGTTTCCTGTAAGTTTTGGTGATGGAAGGCCCTGGCCTGCTTGATTTCCAACAAATGTACACCCTGTTGCAGTGGTAATAAATTGCCCTGCTTGATATCCAACTGCGGTGTTGCCGACTTCGCCCGCACTTGCATTCTGAGCAGCTAAAGCCTTATACCCAACGGCTGTGTTTTGATCACCATCGTCTTCAGAATCCAGAGCATTGTAGCCAACAATCGTATTACCGATTCCTGAAGTGATAGCTGCTCCTGCATCTTTACCGATTGCAATAGTACCATTGGCGTCGGTAGTCATAACGGCTGCGCCGGCGCCTGCGCCGATGATGACAAGCTCCCCTGCTGCAGTTGTTGCACCGCCTGCGCCGTCACCAATTAGAGTATTGTTGTCGCCACCTTGGAGGGCATCGCCTGCTGCGGCACCAACGATTGTGTTTCCAGTTCCTGTTGAAACCGCTTGTCCTGCATTATAACCAACGGCTGTATTGTTGCCGTGACCATCAGAATCTGCTTCAAAAGTTTCTAGGGCCTGATAGCCAACAGCAGTATTGAAGTCGCCGTCGACATTCGAATTTAAAGCCTCGAAGCCAACTGCAACATTTCCTGCACCAGTAGTAAGGCTCGCGCATGCGCCATGGCCTATTATAACTGTACCATCTGCAGCGGCGGTCATATTTGATACTCCGGCGCCATAACCAACCACAACGGTCTGATTAACACCAGTTGTGGCTCCACCAGAATTGACACCCATAAATACGTTTTTGATTCCTGTTGTCAACGCATCGCCGGCCGCGGCGCCTACTGCCGTATTTCCAACTGTGCCATTTACTCCAGTTTGAGACAAAAGAGCATTATGTCCGACTGCAGTAGACAAATCTCCGGTTGCCTCTGCAGTCAGAGCTTGGTGGCCAACTGCAACATTATATACTCCTGAAGTAATGGCTGCGCCGGCGGCCTTACCAATTAAAACAGTTCCGTCAGCGTCGAGGGTCATGATTGCTCGACCAGCTTGATGTCCAATTATAACAGAGTTATCTAAGTCAGTTGTTTTGTCTCCTGCTTGGTGTCCAATAATTACATTATTGTCTCCAGTAGAAAGGGCATTTCCTGCATTTTCTCCAACAACAATATTATATGCGTTTCCGGTCCCTAAAGACCCAGATCTACCAAATACGACATTTGATGTACCAGCATCAGTCGGAATTAACGTCTTATTATTAATGTTTAGATATCCAGCTTCGAGATAGGCTCCACTTACCTGCTGCGCATATACCACACTTCCTGTGATTCCCATTGATGCTGTAACTTGGCCTGCGACTGCCAATACACTAGTAACGGCATTAAATGTTAAATTAGTTTCCGCATCCAGTTCTGTTGTTGTTGCACCAACTGTTACTAACTCATTAGCTGTTGCGTTATTAAGCGCGGTTACCGGAATGGATATAGTCTGCCACGA